TGCCCTTAAATTTAATCGGTATTCCGATTTGATGGGCGGTTGGTTGCAATTTCGGGAAAAATTAGATGAACATGTACTTGATAACGCCGACATGTCAAATGTTGTGGCGACTTTTAACCACGACGCAAGCCAAGTTTTGGGCCGTACTGGTGTAAATTTAGACCTCTCTGTAGATAATATTGGCCTTAAATTTAGGGTCAAACCAATTGACACAACGCTTACGCGTGATCTTTTAGCAAATATCAAAGCTGGTATCATCAATCAATGTTCATTTGCGTTTTCGATTCCAGATGTAGACGGCGCAGAGGAATGGGCCGAAAGTGATGTGGACGGTGTGGATTATGAGCGTACGATTTATAAAATCGATCATCTTTACGATGTATCTGTAGTCACGACACCAGCTTATCCCGACACGGAAGTTACAGTTGGCGCCCGTTCTAAGGCCCGTGTTAAGGCCCTAGAAGACGCACCAAAAAACGCAGAACGCACCAAGCTGTTAAATTATTTGGAAAAACGTGAATTACTCAAAAGTATTGAATAGAAAGAGGTAAATTTATGAACATCAAAGAATTGTTGAAACAACTCAAAGGTAAAATGGCCGAAAATGATGAACGTGCGAATAAAATTGCCGTTGAAATGCGTGGTCTCTTAGAAAATAACGAACTAGAAAAAGCCCGTGGCTTACGTCAAAAATTGGACGAACTAGACGCGCAAGCCAAAGAAGACGCTGAAACCGTCAAAGATTATGAACGTGCCTTAGAAGGCACAAGAGAACAAAGAACAGGCAATAAAAATCCTAATGGCAATGAAAAAACTGACGAACGCGCAGCCATCAATGCTTATATCCGTTCTAAAGGTACGATCACGGATGGCGTAGAAATTCGTGATCACGCTGCTATTATTCCCGCAAAACTATTGCGAGATGCAGTTGATGGCGTGACCACAACAACAGATACCGTTGATAAAATCATCCCTAAAGATATCTCATACGTTGCTCAACGGGAACTAGAAACTGTTGTTGACTTAAAGCCATTTACAAACGTTTTTAAAGCAACCACAGCAAGCGGGACTTACCCAATCTTAAAAAACGTCACACAAACATTGCCTACCGTCGCCGAATTGGAAAAGAACCCAGCTCTATCAAAACCAGAATTTTACAATATTGATTGGAAAGTCGAAACGCACCGTGGTGCTATTCCAATCTCTCAAGAAGCGATTGATGATACAGCTATGGACCTGTTGGCAATTGTGGACGAAAATGCACAACGTCAACGTTTAAATACCACAAATCAAGTTATTGCCGATGTTTTTAAAACATTTACAGCTAAATCAGTGGAAACGATCGACGATTTAAAGACACTCAACAATGTGGAATTAGATCCAGCTTATCAACGTGCTTTAGTCGTAACTCAATCATTTTATAATTGGTTAGACCTGGAAAAAGACGGTAACGGGCGTTATTTGTTACAAGATTCCGTCATTTCACCATCTGGGAAAATGATTTTAGGTATTCCAGTTGTAGTGATCAATGATGAATCACTAGGCGAAAAAGGCGAAGCACATGCGTTCTTGGGTGATTTGAGACGTGCTGTTATCTTTGCGGATCGTGTGGATATGACAGTTCGATGGGCTGATAACGATATTTACGGTCAATACTTGCAAGTCGCTACTCGATTTGGTGCTTATAAAGCTGATGATAAGGCTGGTTACTTTTTAACAAAAGCCCCAAAAGCGTAACCCCACCAACAACAGGTGGGGCTTTTGACCCAAACAGTGATGTTAAGCCGACCGATGCACAAACGGTAGCGGAAATTAAAGCATGGTTGACAGCACATGATATTGATTTAGCAGGCAAAACGGCAAAAGCTGATTTACTAGCTTTAGTTCCCACTGATTAGGTGGTGATTTAATGACTTTTACCGATGAGCAATACGACATTGTTAAATTGTATTTAAAAGTCAGTCAAGACATCGAAAAAACAATGATTATCCAGATGATGATTTCAGCAGGCGACGAACTGGCTAAAGCTATCAGTTCCGACATGACGACGGAAGACTTTTTAAACGACGACCGTTTTAAGGGTCGTTTTTTTACGGCTCTTTTGAAGCAAGTCAAAGAAGAATATGACTACAGAGGCCTAGGCTCGGAGGTCATGCGTTTTCCGATACAGACGCCTGTTGTCAATATCATCAATCAAATCAGAGCTGAATTGGTAGGTGATACAGATGCGCATTAATCGTATGACGGAATTGATTAGTTTTGTAAGTTATGAGATGGGTGTGACCGATGATGGCATCCCTATTGACAACAAAAAGGTCAAGCATATGACTGTTTGGGCGGAGGTGCCTAAAATCCCGATCAGGGAAGTCATTGACCCACAAACAAAACTAACAATTCGGCGGGAAACACCGACGTTTTTAATTCGATTTTTGACCGAGGAAGAAATTGACAACCGTTGGAAAATCGAATGGCGGGGGCGCACCTATGAGATCACCGGGTTAGATCCCGATTTTCAACGGCGTGATTTAACTACGATCACAGCTAAAGAGGTGACCACATGAGTGTAGAGGGCGACGCAGAAATGATTTTAAACGTCGATAAGTTAGTAAAAGGTTTTGACCGCAAAGCTCGTAAAGCTGTAAAAGCTGGTGGTGAGACATTCGGAGATGATTTAAAAGGCAATACGCCAGTATCTGCTATAGACCACAGCGGTAAAGTTCCACTGGCACAAAACGTGATTGTTTCTAATGTTTCAATTGCCTCTGGGGACTATGAGGTAAAAGTTGGTTATGGCCGTGAAAAGGGGCCAATCGCTCACTTTCCAAACTCTGGGACGTCTAAGCAAGATCCACAACATTTTGTGGAGGAGTCGCAGGTACAAGCTAAGCCTAAAATCTTAAAAAACTTCGTGGAAAACCTAAGGATTGATAGCTTATGATCGCAGAATCGGTAGTATATAAGATTTTGGCCAATGATAAAGATTTAGTTGCCTTAATGGATAGTATTCGTGGAAAGCCGTTAAATCACGTTCCAATTTACATTGGGACACCTGATTTTAATAGTGCCACGGATTATACGATCGTCTCTCTCACGCCGTGGATCAGGATCACGTTAATCCCTGGTGAGGACACGATTTATAGTGATGATACTCCGATGTTTAGTTATCCACGAGTGCAAGTTGATTTTTGGGTATCTAAAAATGACATTGACGCTTACGACAAAATCAAAACAAAGGTAAATAGTATCATGCACAAAAATGGCTGGGAACGCTATTATAGCAACGCTTATATTGATAGCGACACGCCAAATTTGCGCATGGTCACAGGTAATTATCAAAATATTGTAGGCTTACAATCTGATTTAGATTCGTGAGCCATTTTTTATAAAAAAATGGAGGTTTTACATTTATGGGTAAAGCAAAATTCGGCGCAAGCCAATTAGAATATGGTGTCGTCCAAAACGATTTGGTGCCAGGTGAAACAACCAGAATTCCTGGCTTGATCAAAGTAAAAATGGAATTAAAAAACGAACTAAAAACATTGATGGCTGATGATGGTCCTTATATCACAGTTTCCGGAGGTATTTCCGAGGCTAACTTAACGCTATCTGTTTTTGATTTACCACCAAAAGCAAAAGAAGATTTTTTTGGTATTCAAGTTACTAACGGCATTGAGCTATACAAACGTGATTTAACGCCTAACGACGTTGCTGTACTGTATCGTACAAAGCTGGATGATGGTAAATACGTATGGGTCGCTATGCTTAAAGGTAAATTTGGCTTACCAGGTCTAGAATCAGAAACCATTGACGGCACACCAGATCCGAAGGAAGACGAAATCGAAGGGTCATTTTCACCTCGTGGTGATGCGGATGAAGGTTTAATGGTCATGATCGGTCGGGAAGACCAAGAAGGCTTTGATTTAGAAGCTTTCCGAAAATTGGTATTTCCTAAGACGGAAGAAGACGCAACTTTACCAACACAAAAACCAGAAGTAGGCGCTGAAGCGTAACCCCTGAAACGACAGAGACGAGCGAAGTGAGACGATGAAAGCGAGGAATATAAATGGCTTATATTTTAAAATTGAACGGCAAAGATGGCAATGAAAAAACCTATGTAAGAAACGGTGAACCAAATTTACGAGACATCACAAATGCTTTAAAAGTACAATATCAGCAACTAAAAATGGACGCACATGACACACCTACAAACGAAGAAACAGACGCCAACGAAGCTAATTTGGCACGTTTTGCCGTGGATTTTTGGCAACGTCAATTTACCATCGAAGAAGTCGTTTGGGGCGCAACACGTGACTCTTTAGGCGTCATTAATGACGCTATCATAGAAGCTTTAGGCTTAGAGGAAGAAACAGGTGCCAAGAGCCAAAAAAAATCACAGCGCACGACCTCAAGAAAGACATCGACCAAATCGACAACTTCTACAAAAACCGCCTAGCCGAAGATTACCGACTATCGGAAATAGAAAACTTAACGCTTGCAGATTTAAACCGTTTTGCTGACATCAACGAGGAAAAGGAAACGACGATCGACAAAGCATTTCCGTTTCTTTTTAATTAAAAAGGGGGTTAATCTATGGCCGGAAATTTAGGGCATATCGCTGGTACCGTAACTTTAAACATCGACCCCTTTAATACATCGGCAAGAGCTTTAAAGTCTACGATCAAGGCTACGGCCAACGAGTTAAAAGCGCAAGATGCCGCAGCTAAAGCGAGCGGTAATACTTTAAACAACTTAAAAGCTAAGTATCAAGCGACGCAAAGACAGGTACAAAATTATCAGGCACAATTAAAACGTCAAACAGAAACGTTTGATAAGTTACGTAAAAAAACGGCTGAAACTGGGGCCGAACAAGACAAGCTAAGCGCACGACAAGCCAACGCAGCAAGTGCTATCAACACGACTGCAACGCACATTGAGACGTTGACCAGTAAAATGACTGTCTTAAAAAAAGAGATGGTTTTACAAGAGTCTAGTTGGACCAAGACCGGTAACTCTTTAAGGACATTTGGTGAGCGTGCTACTAACGTCAGCGAGCGATTAAATAGTTTCGGTGACAGGGCAACCTCTCGTGTTACCGTCCCAATTTTGGCTGTTGGTGCAGCTGCTGTTAAAACAGGACTTGATTTTGATGCGCAAATGTCACGTGTGCAAGCCATTTCAGGCGCCACAGGTACACAGTTAGGTAAAATGCGAGATCAAGCCGTGGACTTAGGTGCCAAAACGGCTTTTAGTGCAACACAAGCCGCCGATGGTATGGAAAACTTAGGTTCCGCAGGCTTTAGCGCAAAAGAAATTATGCGGGCCATGCCCGGGGTGTTAGATCTTGCCGCTGTCTCTGGCGGAGATGTGGCGTTGGCGTCCGAAAATGCTGCAACAGCGATTCGGGCGTTTGGCTTAAACGCTAACGATTCCACGCATGTGGCTAATGTTTTTGCTCGTGCGGCTGCTGATACTAACGCCGAAGTTGGCGATATGGGCGAAGCTTTTAATTATACGGCCCCTGTTGCGCACTCGCTAGGATTAAGCCTGGAAGAAACGGCTGCTAGTATCGGCATTATGTCTGACGCTGGCGTTAAAGGGTCACAAGCTGGGACTACATTACGTAGTGCATTATCTAGACTAGCCAAGCCAACGGCCGAAATGAAAGCCAAGATGAAAGAGCTTGGGGTCGAATTTTTTGACTCACAAGGCAAAATGAAACCAATGGCAACGATCATTGGGGACTTACAAGATTCGATGAAAGGCTATACAAAAGAGCAAAAAACAGCCGCCTTAACAGCGTTGTTTGGCAAAGATGCTTTATCTGGGATGATGGCTTTAGTCGATGCCGGCCCTAATAAAATGCGGTCTTTGACCGAGAGTTTAAAAGACTCTGACGGCGCTGCTAAAAGCATGGCTAAAACTATGCAAAACAATGCTAAATCATCGATCGAACAGATGCTAGGATCATTAGAATCTGCATCAATCAAAGTAACAGACGCATTAGCTCCTAGCATAAAAAGCGCTGCTGATTATGTGGGTAAATTAGCTGACAAATTTACAGACCTTGACCCTAAAACACAAAGTGCGATTTTAAAGTTTGCTGGTTTAGCGGCAGCCGTTGGCCCTGTATCCAAACTATTAGGTGCTACGATTTTACCGATCGGTAAAATGGCAACCGGGCTAGGTAAAGGTGCATTAGCCATTGGCAGAATGACGACCGCCGCTAAGTTAGGCGGTACCGGCATGCAAATCCTTAAATCTGGTTTGTCTAAAACGGCGTTTGAAACAGCTAGTTTTGGCGCTAAAGCAGCCGTTGCTACTGGCGGTATGTCTGCTATGGCCACTGGCGGTACGGGTTTACTTGCCGCTTTAGCACCTATTGCACCAGCTGTTATTGGCGCAGGGGTCGCTATTGGTGCAGGGGTTGCCGTGTGGAAATTGTGGGGCAAAGAAGCCGTTGCATCGTCCGAACGTACACAGCGTTGGGGTAGTGATGTAGGCGCACACGCAGATAAAGCACTGACTAAAATGCGTGATTTTAGCCAAAATTCTATCACCGCATTAAACCAGTTTAATGACGGTGCTACAACGTCTAGCAAAGCTGTATCAAACGATTTTAAAGGGATGTACCAAACCATAAAATCGGAAGCTGATACGGCTAATGCTAAAATCAAAAAAAACATCGAAGAACTACCAGCGTCCGCGTCAAAAGGCTTGGAAAAAGCTTTAAAGCGTAATCAAGAAAACAACAACAGAATGGTTGAGCAAGCCAAAACATATAGCAAAAATATCAGTACGGTGATGGAAAACGCAAGCAAAGAACGGCGATCATTGACCGACGACGAAAATGCTTATGTGGAAAATGCTCGTAAGTCTAACATCAACGCCGAAATTGAGTTACTAAACATTAGTTCCAGCCGTAAAAAACAAATTATCGCTGCTTTAAATGGTGATATTAAAAACATGACGCAAAAGTCACGTCAAGAAGCTTTGACTGACTTAACATCAGCCTTCGAAAAAGAAAATGCTCAATACGATAAACAAAAGGATAAAGTTAAAGACTTGTACGATTCGGGGAAGATCAACGCCCGAGAATACAAGGAAGCTTTGACCGATTTAGCCGACACGCATAATGCTAAGTCGGATACAATGGTTGAGAGCATGTACAAGTTGATGAAAGCTAACGGTTATACTAAGGCACAAATGGAACAAGACATGAGTCAAATGGGCATCTCTTATAACGACGCCATGGCCGCCGTATCACGATACTGTAATAAAGGCAAAAAGTCGGTCTCTCTCTTATCCACAGCGGGTAACAAAGCCGCCGATGATTGGA